GAGTATCACGGGCGACATGACCCGCAGACGTTCCACTCCCTGGCTCAAAGAGAAAATCAATGAGTATTTGAAATCTGGCAAAACCCCTGAAATCACTGTGCAGGGTATTATGAATGACGAGAACAGCGACTACTATGCCGACAATGGCTCGGACGTAGTTACCGCGCTGGGCTGCGTACTCACCGGAGACCTGCCTCTGACTGCCCTGGACAGCGCAGGACAGGTTGTAGAGGACAAGTTAGCATTTAACATTAAAGACCTGAAATAAAGCTCACCATGAGCCAATAAACGAGCCACGCGACTATGCTGTGGCTCGTTTCACTATGTAAAATCAAAAGGAGAAAACGACCATGGAAAAAAATCTGAAATATTTTATGTGCAAAGCAGAGCAGGAAGTTGTTACAGTTCCTGGCCTTCCCAGATTCACGGATAATGACGGCAACGTGTTAGATTTTGAAATTAAGGTGCTTGACCAGGCAGAGATTGACCGAATCAATGAGCTCTACCGCAAACACAGCATTGCAACCGACAAGAAGGGCAACCCGCTTGTTGCTAACGGCGAGGTTATCTGGAAGACAGAGCGCGCTCCTCAGAAGGCTGCTCGTCATATCATCGTTGAGGCCTTACAGTACCCGGACCTTCACGACAAATCTCTTATGGAATACTACGGCTGCGCGGATGTCACTGAGATGCCTCTCAAAGTGTTCAGCAAGCCTGGAGAATATACAGCTGTTTCACGTATGGTTATGAACGCCTTAGGGCTTGGCACAGAGGCAGCGACCGACGAGGAGACAGCTAACGACGCAAAAAACTAATTGCCCGCAAGGGCACGACAGAATGGTGGGCGCACGTCCTCTGGCAGCGGCATGGTCTTAGAATGGAAGATTTTGCAGCTATGCCGAGGCGTACCCAGTTATTCTATATCGCCTCTGAAATATACGAAGGCGAGGACCCTTGCAGGCCTGAGAATCTAATGCTAAGAGGAAGGAGGAAATAGTTTGAGCAATCTTACCGCAAAATTTACCCTTATAGACGAGATGAGCAGCAAGCTCGAAAGCATGGCCGAAAGCGGCGACAGAATGCTTGAGAGCTGGGACAGCGCAGGGCAAGCAGTCAACTCAGCTATGAGCGGTATCTCTTCCTCAGTTTCTTCGGCGGTTAGTTCTGTGGACAGTGTAGCCACGTCGCTGGAAAATGCGGCAGACAGCACGGACTACTGGACAAGTGCCGTAGGAAATTATGACAAAGGCGTGCTCGAGGCAGTTTACTCCACAGAGGAACTCGTTGAGGCTGGCTTTAAGGTGCAGCAGGCTCTTGATGATGAGCAGGCAGCTTTTGCACAATGTGACCAGCAGGCCGAAAATTTAGGGCGGGCCCTGGAAGCCGCAACGGATATTGAAGCAGGCCTTGCAGAGGCATGTAATAATGCCGACGAAGTAGCAAAGCAATTTGCCAATACTGAGGGCGAGCTCACTGAGAGTCAGCAGCAGCTCCAGGCCGCAAGTGAAGCAGCAGCAGAAGCCCTTGAGGAATTACAGTTTGCACAGCAGGAAGCGCAAGAGGCGTCTGAGTATCTTGCGAACACAATCGCCAGCGGTACAACAGACCTCAATGAGCTGGAAATCGCGGCCGAGCAGGCTTGTCATGCAGAGGAAGCCCTGGCCGAGGCAAACGGCAAGGCGACTGCAGCGACCGAGGAACTCGACAAAGCGACTGAGGAGGCGGCGAAAGAAGCTGAGGAGAGCGGGCAAAAGGGCGTAGACGCAATCAACGCAATCGCCGGTGCCCTGGAAGCTGCCGGCATTACAAAAGCGGTCACAGATATTACCAACGCGACCTATGAAATGGCCGAGGCCTTTAGCGATGCCGAGAGCACAGTTGTGAAGGCAACTGGTGCAACAGGTGACGCCTTAGACGGCTTATCTGAAAGCATGATGGACGCCTATGCAGCCTCAAAGACCGGGTCTCTGGACGATACAGCGGCAGCAGTCGGCGAGATTAACACAAGGCTTGCCTATACCGGCGATATTCTGACCGAGACCACAGAGGACTTCCTCGACTTTGCAAGCGCGACTGGAGGAAATGCAGCCGGCTCCGTCCGCACTGTGACACAGCTCATGCGTCAGTGGAATGTGGACAATAGCGACTTAGCATTTACCCTCGATAAACTGACCTACGCAGGCCAGGCGACCGGTATAAGCGTGGACAGCCTCACCTCGCAGCTTACCTCTAATAAGGCCATACTCGACCAGTTAGGTTATTCACTTGACGAGAGTATCGCATTATTCGGCAACTTTGAGCTGACAGGAACAAACGCCTCTGCTGTAATGACTGGCTTTAGAACAGCCTTGTCAAATGGCAGCATTGAGAGCTTGTCAGACCTCAATGATATTTTTGACCAGATTGCAGCCGGTGAAATGAATGCAGCAGACGCAGCAGACATTTTCGGCGCGAGAGCAGGCACGACGATTGTCAACGCTGTAAAGACCGGCGTATTCTCACTTGACGAGATGGTGGATGCCCTCGAAAATTCCGGCGGCGTTCTTGAGACTACCGTGGCCACAGCTCAGACAATGGATGAAAAATGGGAGCAGGCAACAAATAATGTCAGCGCAGCTTTTCAGGAATCCTTATCACCAGCACTCGAAAAAGCCCAGGGCGGTATCACTGATGTAGTGAACAGTGTCGGCACATTTTTGAATGAACACCCGAACGTCACGAAAGCGCTTACAGCAACCGCCGTAGGAATCGGCGTAGTTGTTACAGCTTTTGCAGCCTTTACCGTCGCAACGACCGTAGGTGCAACCGCAGTAGGTGCGCTCACAACAGCACTCGCAGCAATGAACGCCGCACTTGGTCCGGTCGGCTGGGTTGTTCTCGGCGTTACCGCGGCAACGGCAGCAGTGGCAAGCTACAAGGCCATGCAAGACGATACTGTGGACGTAACGGAACAGCTCACCTCAAGTTCCCAGGCACAGGCGGATGAGCTCGCCGAGCTTACAGAAGAATACGAGAGAGCATGTGACGAGTTCGGCAAGGGCTCCGAAGAGGCTATGGAGCTTAGAGGTAGAATTGAGCTCCTCACCGACAGCTTTAACGATAACAAGCAGACCATAGGTGACCTGCTCAATAATGTAGATAGCCTCAGCAGCAAGCTCACAGAAATTCAGACCACGTATGACGACGCGGTAGCGTCAAGTGATGAGTTCGCAGATAACAACATTGGCTTAATTGCAGAGCTCACAATGCTCGCTGACAATTCTACGCATACAACCGCAGAGCTTGGCATGATGAGCAGTATTGTTGATAAGCTCAACGGCTCATACGATGGCTTGAATCTTACACTTGATGAGACCAACGGCAAGTTGAACATGTCAACAGAGCAGCTTTGGCAGACCGTTATGGAAACAAATGCCGAAGAAAAAGCTCAGGCAAATATGGACGCTCTTGTGGACTTCTTAGGACAGTACCAGGACGCACAGCAGACCTTACAGGAAGCCAATGCGACCATGCAAGATGCGTGGGACGAATACAATCGTGCTGTCGATGAGGACTTTGCAAATGACCACCCATTCTTATCATGGACTGGCTGGGCCGACGGCGCAGAAATGAACTGGTCCGGCTCCGCCAAAGACGCTTGGCAAACATGGAAAGTCGCAAAGGAAGCGACAGACGGCGCAAGAGATAACTTTAACGAATTAGAGGAGAGCATTCGCTCCTGCTATGAGGAGATGGGCTATTCCTCTGAGGAGATAGATACCATGATGGCCGAGCTCGCTGAGGCGAGTGCGTCGGCAGCAGATTTTGCAGACAGCTTAGGCCAGACAGAAGAGGCTACAATCAGCTATGAGGACGCTGCGCAAGAGGCCTTTAGTTCTGTGCAGTCTCAGGTTGAGGAGCTCGTTACAGCTTATAATGACGCTTACGAGGCGGCCTACAGCAGTATAGACAGCTCAATCGGGCTATTCCAGCAAATGTCGCTTGAGTGTGAGACCTCAACGCAAGATATGATTGCGGCCCTTGAGAGCCAGACAGAATACCTCAACCAGTATTCCGAGAATTTACGAGCAGCCGCAGAGTACGGCTTAGACGAAGGCCTTATCGAGTCTCTGTCAGACGGAAGCGAAGAGTCTGCAGCTTACCTTGATACCATTATCGGCAAGATTGAGGAACTCGGTGGAAGCACCGAAGAAGCGAAAGCATTTGTTGACCAAATGAACACATCTTTTGAGGATGTAGAAACGGCAAAAGAAACATTCGCGCAGACCGTAGCTGATATGGAAACTAATTTTGACGAGGAAATGGGAAAGCTCGTTGACACTATGGAGCAGACCGTTGAAGACTTAGGACTCGATACCGAAGCGGCCGCGGCGGCGACCTCAACAATACAGGCCTATGCGGATGCGATTACCGCGCAAAAGGGCTCGGCTGTAGAAGCTGCTGAGCAGGTAGCCGCAGCAGTATCAAAGGCTCTTAGCTCAACCTCAGTCACCACAACGACTACGACCACAGCCACCGTGCCAGGACATGCAACAGGTACTACCAACGCCGAGGACGTTTTTATGGCAGGTGAAAATGGTCCAGAGCTTATCGTCGGCAAGAGTGGCAGCACAGTCTTTCCGGCAGAAGAAACCGAGCGTATTATCGGGGCAGTCCAGCAGCAAGAGCCATTATATGTACCGGCACAGGTGCAGAATGCAACCGAGAGCAGCCAGGCAGACACGACCAGTCAGACCAGCAGCAGCGAGAAGAAAATCACGCTTGAGATTGCGGGAAGCGGCAGCGTGAACGTCGGTGCAGGAACCACAAAAGAGCAGGTGCTTGAATTGCTGTATAACAATATCAAGCCCGCCCTTATGAACATTATTTCGTCAGAAATTTACGAGGAGGGAGATTTGTCTTATGAGTTCTGATTGCCAGTTTTGGCTTACAGCAGACGGGGAGAAA